AGTAAATTTAAGAGCATTATCCTTGGCTGCAGAAAACGTTGGGAACGGCCCACCAGTAATACCTTCCTCAGACTTCCATTTAGAGATACCAACGCCTCTATCAGTTATCGTATAAAACCACTCTTCATCTTTTTTCTCCGATTCTGGAGACGCTTTAACAGCCTCTGGGACTTTATCTTTAGCTGCTAGTATTTTCTCTGCTAGTTCAATTAACTCTTTACTCAGCGGAAGTATTACCGTTTCATTAATTGTCTTAGCTTCTATTACTACCTCTTTTTGCTCTGTTGTCTTTGCTTTTCGTTTCACGTTTGTATTCCTTTCATTTTTTAATTACGTCAAACATTTGTTTCAAAAAATATTGCTGTTCGACTTGTTTAACCGATATCTCTAAAGCGTATTCTGTAAGCTGGTTATCCCGATAATATCATTCAAGAAAAGAAGCTTTAGAAGCCCGCTCACGAGATGGGCGTATTTTATACTAGGAGCTTTCAGTTTTGTAAAACGAAATAGTTAAACGTTTGACGTTTTATATTTTGATGGACGAGCTAAGTAATTCTATTTATCATCAAGAATATGTTTAATATTCACTTAAGGTTATAACGCAATGCCCGTCTCCCATAAGAATTATTTGTCTAAAGATATCTTAGAGTTAAAAGAATACGCTGGAAATGCCCGAAAACATTCAGAAAAACAGATAAAACTACTAGCTGATTATATCAAAAGTACTGGTTTTATAGATCCAATCGTTATCGATGAAGAAAATACGATTTTAGCTGGTCATGGGCGACTTTTAGCCTTAAAAACGTTAAACACTTCTAGGGTAGACTGTGTACAGGTCTATGGTTTAACGAATGCTGAAAAAAAGGCCTACTGTTTGGCAGACAACAAACTCGGTGAGCTATCAACGTGGGACATCGATATGCTCGAACAAGAAGCGGCTGCTATCCTCCACGAGGACCTTGATTTTGATTTTTCAAGTCTGGGATTTGAAGCTGAAGAAATTGAACATCTGAGATCTCTTATTGACGATGACTCAACAACTAAAGTCTCTTTTGAAGATGACGATGAGCTCTTGAAAGATGACGAGTTGAGTAAACAACAAACAAAAGATGAAAAGTACACTAAGAAAATCGAAGCTCCTATATATGAACCTAAGGGTGAAAAGCCAAATCTTAAGGACATCTATGATCTAACCAAAACAAATCAACTGTTTGATGGAATACATCGAGCTGAAGGTATCTCTGAAGATGAAAAACGCTTCCTACAGTTAGCTGCTTATCGCCACACTGTCTTTAACTATGAGTTAATAGCTGAGTACTATGCTCATGCTAATAAAGAGATGCAGCACGAAATGGAGAAGTCTGCTCTAGTTATTATCGATTTTGATAAAGCGATCGAAAATGGCTTTGTTAAAATGACTGAAGAGATAGCAGACGCTTACCGAGACGATAAAGCTTTAGATGACGATGAAGATGAGTTAGACAACGAGTCAGACAATGAGTTAGACAGTGAGGATGATATCGATGTTTGATTTTAGATCTAAAACATCGATCAAAGATTTTGATCTTTTGATTAAGCGTGTAAGTAAATATTTACCTGTTACTACTGATTTACCTAAGCTAAAGCTTGATACTATAGCTATGATTAACTTTCATAAGAAAAACATAGCTTTAAAGAGTGATAATGGGATTAAGAAATTACTTGATAAGTGGTATGTGTCTCTTGAAAATGGTAGTCCTGATTATTCTGTTTACTCAGATCCATTTTATCTTGGGGACATATGGACTTGTTGGTCACATCATAGTTCACACTGTATAAATACGCTTAATAAAGACTCCCAGTTAATTAACACTGTGACGCCTAAGCTTAAATTAGACGACGTGACGATCGTTGACGCTGGGTGTGGGTTAGCCTATACAACTGCAACTTTAAAGCAGCTATTCCCTAAAGCACGAGTTGTAGGGACTAATCTAGAAAACACCTGGCAATACAATCTAGCCAAAGAGTTATCGCCTTTATGTAAGTTTGAAATTGCGTCATCTTTTAATAAGATTCAAAATGTTGATCTATTTGTAACAATTGAATACTTTGAGCATTTTCTTGAGCCCATTAAACATTTGGAAGAAATAGTTCATAGATGTAGCCCTAGATATTTTCTTATTGCTAATGGATTTAATTCAAAGACTATAGGTCATTTTAATTTTTATAAGCATAATGATGAAATGATAGATAATAGATCTATGTCGAGATTGTTTTGGAAGTCTCTAAGAAGTTTAGGCTATCAAAAGATTGAAACGAATATTTGGAATAACCGCCCCTCAATATGGGAAAGAGTGAAGTAATATGAATGAATATGAAAATAATTTTGCTGCTTTTATTTTAAGTCATAAACGCCCTGATAATGTTATTACAATAAAATCTTTAAGAAGGTGCGGTTATACAGGTAAAATATATGTAATCATTGATGATCTAGACGACACGAAAGAACAATATATTAATAACTTTGGAAGCGATGTGATCATCTTCGACAAGATGGAATACATTAAGAAAACTGATACAGGAGATAACTTTAAAGGACATGGCACAGTAGCATATGCACGTAATGCTTGTTTTGATATAGCTCGTAATTTAGGACTGCAATACTTCTTAGTACTTGATGATGATTATACCTGTTTCAGATATCGATTTAATGACTTGTGTTTATACGGGCCTAAGAAGCTTCGCAATCTAGATAGTGTTTTAAAATCTGTGCTTAAATTTCTAATTGCATCAAATTGTCATTCAATAGCTTTAAGTCAAGGCGGTGACTTTATAGGCGGGAGTAAATCAGCACTTGCTACAAGAGTTAAACTAAAAAGAAAAGCAATGAATTCATTCTTTTGTAACGTTGATAGACCATTTCAAATTATTGGCAGAATGAATGATGATGTAAATACCTATGTTTATAATGGCAGTATTGGAAAGCTTTTCTTCACAGTAAACCAAGTGTGTCTCGAACAAATGCAAACTCAGAAAAATAAGGGTGGTCTTACTGAGATGTATCTCGAACATGGCACATATGTAAAAAGCTTTTATACTGTGCTTTATCAGCCCTCATCAGTATCGATTAGGATAATGGGTGGATGTGCTTACCCAAGATTCCATCACTTTATCTCATGGAAACATACGGTCCCTAAAATACTAAGGGAATCACTTAAGAAAGGTAGTTAATAGATGAAAACATTGTTTTTCTCTATCGATGGTGTATTTCATCTGGGTTCTTTTAGTAACGTTGAAAGAATTGTTAAATACCATCAGAAGCAGCAAGCACGTTACATCATGAGTGATGCTATCAATCGCACTACTATTAAGAACCTAAATAAGCTGATGGGTAGCGTCTCTAATCTCTGGCTAGTGTCTGTAAGTAACTGGAATGAGCTATTCACGCTTAATGATATTAAAGAGATCTTTTCGTATGCAGGTTTTAACTACTGTCATCGACTTCTTGATTGCGCTCCAAAGATCCCAGGAGTAAAGACAACTAGAGTCGCCTTATGGTTAAGAGAAAACGCTGAAGTAAACGAGGTAAATTCATTTGCAGTGGTTTCAGCATATCCACCTAAGGGACTATTCGATCAGTATTCTATACAGACGTCAGACGTCATTGGGTTATCTGATCTAGATATAGGTGTGTTGATAAATAACTTTAATCATCAAGCTTATAGGTTAAGCGCAGTATGGAAAAACGTAACGCAAAAGGGTCACTAAAATATAACTGGGAAGACCTATTTACACGGTGGGTTAAGAGTGGTCTTAAGAAAGATGAATTTCTGAAAGCTGAAGGTATTAACCCAAATGGGATGATAGCTAAAAAGAAAACCGAGACATGGTTAACAGACTTAAAAAAGACTGCTGAAGTTTTACGCAAAGAAGCCAAGGACGATCAAATAGATCAAGCTATAGCAGCACTCGACGGAGAACAGTCTAAACCAGCTCCTGGTCATGTTCTTAAAGAGATCTGGCAGATAGTAATGCAGTGGCGTGGGAAGCAAGCTGAAAGCGATTATAAACTGGCAGACGTGATAAGGCTTCATGCTAAGGTTCTTCTTAAGAACAGTATGATTACAAAGATTGATGTGAACGGTAAAGAGGTCGTAATGAGTACCTTACGGCCTGCTGATCTAGTGTCTCTTGCTAAAGTAGCGGAGACTGTTCAACGAGTACAGCGGTTAGCTTTAGGCCTTTCAACAGAGAATATCGGTGTAGATAGGAATCTTGAGATCGACACCCAAGACAATATCCCAGTGTTCGAGGTTCAGGTTAATGATAAGGGTAAATTCGTTAATATTCGGTAGACTAACGTTAAACGTTTTGATATTAACTAATCACTAACATCATGAAAATATTGGAGACGTTATGACAGAACCAAGCAAAGTAGCAAATCATCTCATTAAGCTGCATAAGCAGTTTTGCGCTCAAGATCGACTTATCAGAAATAATAGTTCTTATGTGGGAATGGATAGTAAGACCGCACAAGAGTTATTCGATGCTGTACTAGAGACGATATTTCTTTCAGTATCAGTGCTTTATCCTCTTGTATATGCCACTAGTAAAACACCAGATGATGATATTTCTAATGCTGTAAAAGAGATTTTAGCAATTTATAAAAGTCATTTTAGTAAAGAAGAAAATCTTAAAATTAATGCGGTACATATGTAATGGGTAGCTGTTTAAATTGTAAACATATTGCAATGACTCAAAGCTTCGATGGCTTCTATTGTTGTTTAAAAAGGGTAAAGTTAAAGGTTACTAGATTTCAGTTAAATTTGATGGGTTGTGATGATTTCTCAAGATATGTATTAGAGGAATAAAATGAGCGACTATTATCAAAGTAATACTTTACTTCGTGAAATGGGTATCCGAGAGGATATGCTTACATATAAAGACACTATAGCTGAACCATTAAGACAGTATATCTATGAGGGTTACTGCTCGTGTAAAGATAAAAATAGACCAGTAGTTATCGTAAGAGAACGGAAATCAAGAATGACTGAGTGCCCTCACTGTGGCTATGTACTTTTATGGAAGTCTAAAGAGGTAGGCGTTAGCTTTACAGAGGGATGGCTTCAGAATTATGCTCGTGAACAAATAGCAGGATATAAGGAACATGTGAATGGGAAAATACTTAAAGGCGTTTAAAAACTTATCGGCGTTAAATGATTTCTATTTAACGAAAATAAGGGAGTTAGAAAAAGATGGGCGTATTTGTTCTTATGCTGACAACTGTACTGAAGATGAGGAGATTCAGTTTTTACAGTCAGTAACTAGAATAACTCACCAATCTATCTCAATGTTATACGGCTGTTTAATTGCTGATCATAACGGCAACCATTCTACAGCTCAGAATATGTTAGACACAGTTATTGCTAACATGAGAAATTATATTGTTGACGCCTATGCCAATGCTGGTGATTATCAAGATCAATGTAACGAAATAAGAAAGGGAGAATATGATAGCAACAATGTGGAAGCAAATAAGTGAAACAGAGTGGCGTGGTACTAAAGGGCGCGAGGACTATAAAATATTAATGCGTTCTATTGGTCGAGGTAAATACACTTACCATGGTTATTTTACTACTACCTATATAGCTAACGGTAATACTTTAGATCAGTGTAAAATCTGTGTTGACCTTTATATTAAGGCTAAAGCTTGAAACAACCTACCAGACGAGCTCCCAAGAAAATTATTATCAGACTTCCAGCTCCTCATGCTGGAGGTCAAGAGCTATTCGCAAAGTGGAATCTCTTAAACCCAGATAGCCAAGTATTAATAGCTCCATGTGGAACTAAGGTAGGGAAAACATTTGGTTCTTCGTTATGGATGGTAACTGAAGCTTTAACGAATAAGGGTTTATACTGTGCTTGGATCGCTCCTACTCTTTTAAAGTGTCAGATAGCTTTTAGATATATAACTCGTATGCTTCCCCAGTTTGATTTTGTAAAGGTAGTTAAATCGAAAATGGAGATACATATAGCAAATGGGACTATGATTAAATTTCTTCATGGCTCTGATGCTGAGACTGTTATTGAGGGCGAAAACGTTGATCGCTTCGTTATCGATGAAGCAGGTAAGATTAAGCGTCAAGTCTGGTACTCACTCTTTACGACGATAACGCAGACCCGAGGTATTGGGATTATAACTGGGACACCTAGAGGTTATACTTGGTATTATGATCTTTTCAAGAAAGCCCAGAATGGCGACCCATTTTTCGTATGGACTCAACTAGCAACTTCCACATCGCCTTATGTTAGTGCCTATGCGATTGAGTCAGCTGAACGTCTATTACCACCTCATTTGTTTGCTCAATACTACAAAGCTGAATTCATTAGTTCTGGATCGGTGTTTGGCGACTTAAGTCAGATGTGGGATCACTCTATTAAGACTGAACAGAAGAGGTATTGGGTACATCCTAAGCCAGAGCAAAGAACTGGACTAGTAGTTCATGGGATAGACGTTGCTAAGAAAAAGGACTACACGGTTTTCTATAGTGTTAATGGTACGGGTAGGTTAGTTGGGTTTGTTCGTGTTCAGCATATGCCTTATACAGCACAAGCAGCTCTTGTTAAGCGGTATATTAAGAATTACTTTCCAGATGCTGAAAATTCTATCTTTTATGACTCGACTGGTGTAGGTGAAGCGTTCGGAGATATCTTAAACGATAAAGATATCAATGCTACTATCGAACCAGTTATTTTCACCAATCAGTCTAAAGCCGACATGATTACAAAGTCGATGTTAGCTATTCAAACTGGGTGGCATAAAGCTCCGTTAATTCATTCTATTAACCATGAGTTTTCTACATACGAGTTAATTGTTTCTAAGAGTGGTAATTATCAATACTCAGCTCCAGAAGGTGAGACTGACGATATTGTATCTGCTGCTATAATCGCTTTAAGTCATGCTTATTATATCGAGCGTGGAGACTCAGCTCTTGAGTTACTTCGTGAACACTTTAAAGGCGGTCCAACAGCTATTGAAATACTTAGTGCTTATGATCAAAGCAAAGAAGTTGACGATGAGCACGATATTAACGCTGATACATTTTTTAATAACGATGACCACTTCTCAGATGAGACTTTCGATGAAGATCTTGACTCGATGTAGAGCGTTTAACGTTATTTATCAAATCTTAATCTAACCATGTAATATTCCAGAAATACACCTAAAATAAAATACGGCAAAATTTGCCGTTTTACACATCGCTTTGAGTAGTTTAACTTTTTGAGATGTGATCACCATTAACATTTTAGGAGTTACTTTTATGGCCACAGAACAGACTTTGGACACGATCAACAATGCGAACCTCAAGACGGTTGGCGAGGCAAATGCATGGTCTATCGCTCAAAAAGCGATGAACGATGTATCCCACGCTAAACGTGTTGACTCGATTGCTGAGATCGCATTATCTAACCTGACAGCACATCAAGGGCGTATGTTACAGCTTAGTGAAATGGTTGTTGGTAAATTTGGTGAAAATGCTACAAGCTTTGATCCTATTGAAGCTATTTCTATCGCCAAAGGTTTCCGCGCTGAATCCGATTCCGCTTTAACATCAACTCTTGCTGCTTTATCGAGCGGACAAATTGGTGCAAAAGTCGCTATGACAACTCCTCCAGAAAGTGGAGTTACTCAGTTGTTTGCTCAGCTTAACGCTTTAAGCCAGCAAAACTCTCAAAACGTTAACAGCCAATCAGCTCAGACTCTGGCTGCTTTTAACGCTATGAATCAAACCAACCAATCTACAAATGCAGCGATGCTTGCTATTGCTCAAGTATTAGCCAAGGTTGCTGTAACCACTCCTCCTGAGACTGGCGTTTCAAAATAGCATTTAAAATTTCAATGTGGTAAACGGTAATAAAGCCGTTTATCACCCTAATGAGGTCAACAAACGTGGATTGGCAAACGATCGTGAAACAGCAAGAAGAACTAGAAAAATCATTTTCAGCATTAAGGATGATTTTCGAACAAGCTGAAAAAGATTTCAAAGCAAGATCTAATGTATTTATTGGCGCCATGGCACAACAACAAGCACAGGACGCACAACATCTAACAAAAATTCATCAAGCCCTTATGCAAATTATTGAATCAAATAATTCTGTTAAACAAAACCAACCCAGCTAACCATTGCTTCATAAGAAAAATTAAGGTCATCGGGTAACATATCCTTATTAATTTTTAGGGATATTACCAATGTTTAATTTTTTAAAAAGCAAGTCTGAACCTGTAAATCTTCAACCTAAAGATGATTTCTCTGATTTTGGTGAGCTAAACGGAGCGTTTAAAAATGCTCGTGATGAAGTACTTGAAAATTTAACGAAGCAATTTGACTACACTCAATTTGATCCAACCAAGGACGATCAGTCTAATTACTTTGGTCTTGAGTTTGATATTCAAACAACCAGTAGCAGACTTAAGAGTCTTTACGTTAGAGAACCATGGGTCTATGCGTGTTCTGATCGTATTGCTCGTAATGCTTCTAGTGTACCTCTTTTGATTGTAGATGCTAAGACTGAAGAACCACTTCCAAATCACCCCGCAAATGATATCGTTAATCAGGGTTCATCTTTTCAGGACGAGTTAACCAAGAGATGGGTTCAATTTCTTGATTTAATTTTAGCTGGTAATGCATTTCTCATAACTGATAAAGCTTATACTTATGGCTGTACCGTTCCAACTGAACTAGTAACGCTTCAAGCTAAAGTCGATCAGCAGTTTGAGGATATCTTAAAATACGGCCCTATCGATCACGCTAGTATTTTTGGTTATGGGACTAATGCTAACGTTGGAATGAAAGTACCTTTTCAACAACTAATTCATTTTAAGCTACCAAACCCATTCAATCCGTTTTATGGGTTATCTCCCTTTGCAGCAGCTTCTAGACCAGTTTTACTAGACAGATATAAAAATGAATTTGAGATGGCGTTTTATCACCGTGGAGCGTCTCATTCAGGAGTTATAGAAAACGATAACGAAATTGGCAAAGAGAAGATGAGAAGGCTTATTGCAAGCTTTGAGGCGCTATATACGGGTAAACGCAACTGGTGGCGCCCTATGTTCTTGCCAAAGGGCGCGAGATGGAAAGCGTCATCATTAACCATGTCTGAGATGCAGCACTTAGAAGGACTAAGAGAAAACAGACTAACACTCTTAGCAGTATTGGGAATGCCTCCTAGTCAAGTGGGATTAGTACAGGACGTAAATAGATCAACGTCAGAAGAGCAAGCAAAGATATTCTGGCAGAATACTATCATTCCACTAGTCAACTTCTATTGCGCTGGCTACAACAACTCATTCTTATTCAGATATCAATATGCTGGTGCGGTTAAAGTTATGCCAGATCTTGCAGGTATAACCGCACTAGAAGGATCTCTTGTTAGTAAGGGCGAAGCTGTAAATGCTTTGAAAGAAGTATTAACGATCAACGAGCTAAGAGTGGACGTATTAGGCTATGAAGAACTACCGTCAAATGACCCCAGAGGAAATCTCTTTGTTAAAGAAATTACTCCAAACATTTTCGGACCCGAAATACCACAAACTCCAACGCCTGTTCCAGAAAAGACAAGTACTAGTGGAGAAGGCGAAAGCACTGACGGAGCTTCAGAAAAAACTATAAATATTGCTAAAGAGAAAAGCATTGCTAAGACAGGAATAGTAGCAATAGAAAAAAGCTTTGGCGCTAAATTTATGGTCTATATGCGATCGTATGAAGAAAAGCTATTAGAGCAAACTATTTATGCTTTAGAAAATTATCGTAATGTTAATGCTTATCTTTTAACTAAACAGCAAGAGCGTGTTGATCAATTTAAAGCTGAAGCACTGCCTATCCTTTTAAGCGCAATGGATAGGGGTTTTACTATGTCTATGCTTTCAACTAAGCGTATGACTGATGTATGCCATAAGGCTTCACAAGGCTATGAGTTTACACCTGAAGATGAGCAGGCTATAGCAGCCATTAAAGAACGCACACGAGATAGACGGCGTAAAATTCTTGTCGATAGAGAAATCACTAAATTTTATGGTTGGGATGAAAACTACTCTGAAAGAATAATGAAGAAAATAGAGGCAGGTCTAGAAGCTGGCAAGACAAACGGCGAAATAGCTAAAGAGATAAAAGATGACATGGATAGTAAAGGCGGTGAGACTTATCGAGATCAAGCTTTTACGATAACTCGAACTGAAACACTTACGGCTGTATCTGAAGGCATTAAGTGGTCAACAGATGTGCTTAATACTTTGTTTACTGAAGTTAATAAAATCTGGCTACATGTAGGCGATTATGACACTAATGATGACGCAAGAGACGAACATCATGACTTTGAGCTATTAGGTGAAAAGCCCTCATCTTATGTTTATAAAAACCCAAAAACAAAGAATGAACTGTTATATCCAAGAGATCCTGCGGGTGGTGCTTCAGACGTAATTAATTGTCGTTGTAGTTTATCTAACGTTATTCCAAAGACATCCCATTCTAGGGCAAAACCAATACTTAATGAGGTTTAACATGGCGCTTACAATAGTGGGTAATGATGCTGATATAGCTCGTTACAAAGAGATTTTAAAAAGTAGAGGTATAAACATAAAGGGTACATCTAACGAGATCATCTATAAGGATCGACCTGAAGGCTATCGTATTCTATCAGGCCAGATAATGGGCTGCTCATATGATAAGAGTTATTCAACTTCTGCAAAAGCAAAGGCTGACCCAGATGCTAAGCTATATATTCGTGGCATTGCTAATGCTCGCATTATTGATCGAATGGACGAGATAGTAGAACCTGCTGGCGGTGATTTCAAGTTTTTCATGTCCGCTCCTATGCTTATGGCTGATCACTCTTATCAATGCTGTTCTGCTATAGGTCAAGTCATATCGCTTATGCCTGAATTTGATGGTCTTCACTTTGAAGCTTGGATTGGCGACCCATCTAATGGCCAGCTTACAGATAAGCAAAGGGAAGTAAGATCACTAGTTGCCCAGGGTATCTTAAGAACAGTCTCAATTGGGTTTATTCCTAAAGAGATTAAAGCGCCAACATGGGACGTTGAAGGCAATCTTCAAACACCAGCTTTGATAGTTAGATGGGAGATGCTTGAGTTATCAGTAGTACCAATACCATGTAATGCGGGTTCATTATTTGATATGAGATCAATAAATGAAGATATTTCGTTAAACGCTACGGAAGCCCCTCAAGAAAAAACTTTGACCGAAATAGCTAAAGCCATTGAAAATGAGACCAAAGCCGACTCGACTGTTGTTCAGACGCTTATCTTTGACAAGAAGTTATTCACGATTGAACAAGCTAAGAAATGGGCTAGGGATCATGATTTCATTGATTCAAGTGTTGATGAAACAGCCGAAAGCATAAGACTTAGGCAAAAGGATCCTGCTGATTTTATCGATGGAAGCTTTAGAACTATCGAACTAACAAAAGGCGTTAATGCCGTAATAGGTAGATTAAAGGACGACATAGAGATGGAAAAAAAACTAGATGAATTGATTGAAGCGTTAAAAAGTCTTCATACAGGCATAGAGACGCTGGGAGTTAAGATCGATAAAGGCATGGAGATCAACACATCAATACTTGGACTCGTTGAAGCTAAAGCAAAGCCCATGGATGATGAAGAAGGCAAACCTTGTGATGAGACAGATGAAGAAGGTTGTAAGCCTAAAAAAGATGCAGATGAATTAGAGACAGTCAAAGCAGAGATAGCAGAAATAAAAAGCGTTCTAAAACTTATCATAGAAAAATTATAAGAAAGGGTTCACGATCATGAGTACTGAAAATCTAATGGACATTTTAAATAGCAAAACCGCACCAGCTCAAACTGGTAAGCCTGTTTTTGCTAACCACATTGAAAAATGTAAATATTTGGGAGCTACTACTCCTCATCAGATCATCGGTAAAGCAATCGATGAGATGGACAATCACACACCATCTATCCCTTTGAACTACGGTTCACGTAAATCAACTGGAATGTTAGGCGACGATAGCCGAATTGCTCTTTTAGCACTTAAGAAAGCAATTTCTAACGTTCAGATCCAAGCTCAGTTCAAAAGCCGATGTGCTACTCCTAGCATTGAAGTTTACAAAAGCGTTCCAGAGTATGAGCGTGAGTTGATGCCTTTGTTGAAAGCTTTTGATATTGCAAGCTGGGGCAACTTTATCGACACTCTTCAGTCTAGATTTTACTTTGAGGAATATGAGATTCCATTCATGTTGGCTGATCAATTTGACTCAATGCCGATGAACAGCCCACTTATTCGAGTTCCTGGTGCTTTAGGCCGTCTGATGGGTCAATTAGAGACAGACGATGCAGACTTCACACCACAATATAACACTCAAGCTTCTTTCTTAGTTGAGTCCAAGAACAACGTTGTTCATTCTGTAATCACCAATGACCTGTTGGACGATTCAGCTCCTGCAATCATCGACAAGCTTCGTAAAGAAGTTGTTTGGGGTATCGTTAGAGCATACGAGCGATCTATCCTTGACGGTGACACTTCTGTTGCCCATATGGACAGCGATGTTACCTCGGCTAAAGACTTTCGAAAAGCTTTCATGGGCTTGAGAAAAATAGCTTTAGCTAACAGCGCAAACGGTTCGATCTATGACCACTTGAATGATACAGCTTCTAAGGCTGTTTGGTCTGAGACTTTGAAGAAAATGGGAAAACAAGGGTTAGTTAAAGATGATCTTGTCTTTATCATACCTCCTACCATTTCTCATGATCTTGTAACTGGTGCTATCCCTGAATTGTTTACAGCGTTTGCTTTCGGTGGATTGGCTTCTAACGTTACCGGTACCGTTCCTCCTGTGTTTGGTATCAAGAACATCGAGTCAGCTTATATGCGTGAAGACTTGGCTGCTACTGGCGTTCACTCGGGCGTAGCACTTGACGACACAAGAACCTATGTTCTTCTTGTTCAGAAAAGCCGTTGCTTAAACTGGGTACGTCAAGCTTCTAGAGTTTGGGCTTCTCCATCGTTGCCAAGCAGCGACAAGATGTTAATGTCTGGTAAAGCACGACATACTTTCTCTGTTATTCCACAGACATCAGTAGAAAAGAGTGTTGTTGCAGGTATCAACATTAAGTTGTCCTAATTAGAGATAGTTTAGTTTCACTAAGCCCTATAGCTCGATTTGGGCTATAGGGCTTTTGTTTAAAAGGATGATTATGAAAGCAAATGTATATGAAGTAATCCAGGACGCATTTTTGCCTTTCATAAATGTTTTCGTTAAAGAGGGTGATGAAATAATCATCAAAACTAGCTTTATTAAAAACATGCATGATTTTAGTAATGTATTAAAATTTAAAACTGAAGTTGATATTGAGTCACGACAAGCTTGCATAATAGCCAACAAGAAGCGTGACGGTGAAGTTATAGTACAACCAGAATTTCTCGAAGCTTTACCAAACAAATCGATGAACGGTAAACGCAAGAAGGTGAGGGTTAAATGAGCCTTTTAAGCGTTCCTAATGATATTAAGCCATGGCTGGGTATCGAACCATCGAACACTAGCCACGATGCTAATTTAAGCATTATAAACGATGCTATTGAAGCTGCTGTTTTAAACTATATTGAGACAACGTTTACTGAGACTACAGTTACAGATGAAATACTTGATGGAAATATGAGCGACATCATACTTCCTGAGCATACGCCTATAAGATCAGTTCAATCTATTTACTTTTATACTAAGACTGATGGTTCTAATGGGACTTTAGTTGACCCATCTAATTATAAAGTAAGAAGTGAGGGCATCTATTTAAGTGAGCTTAAATCGCCTCGTGGTAGAGCTATTTTGAAGGTTAGCTATAAGTATGGTTACACCAGTCTACCAAGCGATATTAAGTTAATGATGCTTCAGGCTGTTGAAGCTGAGTGGAGACGCAAAGGGAATAAATCTCTTGGTATGGGAGGGAGATCAAAGAAGGACGAGTCAGAAAGTTACATTAACGACATGGGTCAATGGGACGAGAAAACAGGACTGCCTAAAGTACTTGTGAGTAAATTAACACCCTATAAGAATTGCGACTTTCCAACGATGCCTATAGCTCAAAGGAACTGGTAATGAACATTAACGAATTACCTACAGCAGTAAGGACGCAGTACCTCAAAGATAAAGAGGAACACGACACATATTGCGATGAAGGTTATATCGTTAGCGTTAGTTATTTTGATTTAGGTACACAAGAAAAACAATGTCCTTACTGTCAACGCTTTAATAAGGAGCTCTTTGATGATTAAAGATAAGATCTCCATCGATCAGTTTAAGCAGCACTTAGCAGAAACAAGTAACATCATGGGTAAAGCTATTGCTATAACACTTGTTCGTTTAGGCCAAGATGCTGAAAAGTGGGCTAAACAGAATGTAGCTAAGAATTTCGGCAAAGGTAGTAAAGACACTATTTTTGGTAAGTACACTCTTTCTGGCGCTCTAATGGGTAGCATCTATAATCGCTTCGAGAAAAAGGGTAAAGACCTGACAATGTGGATTGGGTCTCGTGGTGTTGTCTATGCTCGTATTCACGAAATGGCCGAAAATGGGATTAGTACAACTGTTAAAGTAAAAAATCGAAAATTTCTATGGTTGAGATTAGCCGCTACAAATAATAAAGGTAGCCCATTTAGACGACTGTCGCCTACTGACTTCTATTTAGGTGCTAAGAAGGCTCCCTTACTGACTGGGTTCTATTACGGCAAGTCTGACAAGGGCAATCTCTTTGCGATGGTCAAGCAGTTAGGTAAAAAAAGTGGAGAAGGCATACCTCTTTTCATGCTTAGAAAATCAGTGACTATTAAGCCTAGACCGTATTTAGCTCCAGCTCTAATGATGGCTAAGAAAAAGTATCCTAGTTACTATCGTGAGGAACTCAGAAAGTTAATGGGTGGTAAATGAGTTTAAGAGGAGAGATTAAAAACAGCATAGCCACAAGGCTAAGAACAATAACATCAGCTAACGGTTATGCAACTAACGTTATCGGTGTTTATGCTAACGATATTCCTATGGGTCTATCTCTTGAAAGCCATGAAGTACCAGCTATTCTGTTAATCCCTGGTAACGACACGTTATCATCTAGAGCGCAAGGCGTTGTTTTCTGTGAGTGGACGTTTTACTTGCAGCTTATTCATGCAGATGTTGACGACGACACGATGCTAAACTTTATAAGAGATGTAGCAAAGGCGCTTTATGCGAACAGTGCTACAGCAGACAGACAGGATGAGTTCAGAACTATGCATCATTCGATTTATCAATTTGAGATAACCCAGATTGAACCTGATTTAAATATGATCGAGGCGAATAGATTTGCGATTATGGAGATACAACTTAAATATACAACGCAATACAACAAATTTTAGGAGATAAAAAAGATGTCAAAGTTTAGAAGTAAAATAAATTTCCTTTCTATCCTTAATGGGGATAAAGAGGGCTATAACCTTGGTATTGATGGTTCATTGTTTATCAGACAACAAGCTACACGTGAGACATTCCAAACTCCACGTATTGGAACACAAGGTTCAAGTTTTTCAGGCGCAACACCATCGACTGATATCAGTGCAGGGACTAACAATAAGCTTAACGTTGCTGTTGACGGTGAAAGTCCAGTACTTGTTACTTTAACAGTTGCTGGCAAAACAACAGGTGCTTTAATTGCTACTGAGTTAGAAACAAAAATAAACGCTGCTCTTTTAGCTTCTGGGTCAGATAAACGTGTATGGGTTGCTTATGACACGCTCTATCGTATTTACAGTCAGTATACAGGCGTTGCTAGTAAAGTAGTGGTAACTAACGCTCTAACTGATAACGTTGCTGTTGACCTTAAATTGGGCCTTTTAAACGCTGGCACTGAAGCATTAGGCACAGACGATCAGGACTTTTTACTTTATACAGAAGGCGGTGCTAAATACGCACAGCCAATCGAGTCAAGTCCACACCGTTCTGAGCGTTTTCATGTATCGTTTATTCCTAAGAAAATCACCGCTGATTTTGATATCACGTCTCTAATTAACATGGACGGCCTAGCTGGTAACTCTTTAGATGCAGCAGTAAGAACGCTTCTTAAAGGCGCTTGCGGTTCTGAGACTGTAGTAACCAATACAGCGATCAATTACAGCCAAACTTCTGATGTGCTTTACTTTTCACTTGTTAAAGTCTCAACGATTTTTGCTGAGTATTACACAGGTTGTTATGTTAAGGACTTCACGCTAACCCAAGCTGGTGATGCTCCTGGTACTTATAAGTTTGCTGGTATGGCTAAAAAAGCATCAACAGCAGGCATTGGTAAAGTATTCGGTGCGGTAAATGCTTCAGCTAGCGTTATTCTTGACTCAAGCGTTTATCCTCATGTCGAGCGTTTTAGTGTTGGTTCTAGAGTTATGCTTGTAGGCGCAGACGGAAGAACGATTACCAAAGGCTATGATGGTTCGATCTATGTTGTTTCAGTTGATCTTGCTTTGAATACGATAGTTCTATCTGAAGCTGTTGACGCTGTTGATCAGTCTCTTGTAGTGTTCTGGCATCCAGGTGCTGTTCAAGTAACGGCTAAGAATAACATCTATAGTGATCTTTACGGTTCGTTTAAGTTTTCACCTACTGAACCTGCTGTATGTATTACCAATATGACCTTGACACTAGCCAATGATCATATTGATAAGATGAACTGCTTTGGTTCTGATAGTAATGAAGGCGCGATCGCTGGTAACAGAGCGACTTGGACACTTTCAGTAACTTTTGACTTATCTAACGATCAGTTGGGCAAGTTAATTCAAGCTGAGAAGTTTGCAGGCTTCCAACCTGAGATCATTATCGGTGAGCAAGGGACGACACGTTATCTCAAGATAACCGCACCACGCTGGATTCCATCGATCCCAGCTAAGGACATACCAGCGAATGGGACGACACCCATCACGATGGAAGGTATCTTGTATGAAAGTGAAGGCGGTGCTAAAGACTGCGTGACATTGAGCTACTTATAATTTTGCTTAATTCTTAGTTGTGTAATATATCTTAGGTTATGAGCGATAGTGTTCATAACCTATTTTATTATCTAGAGGTTCAAGTATGGCTATTTCAATAAATACAATTAAAAGATTAAACTGCGTTAGATTGATAAGTCGTGTTGATGATGCTGTTGATCACGATGCAAGCGACTGGGAAAAGTATGATGAAGATCCCATGAACAATGAAAACGCTATTAAGTTTTTAGCTGACAAGCAACCAACTATATTTACCTGCAATTTTGAAGTTGACGCTAAAACAAACGCTAAAATTCAGGATGCTATGTTTGCGGGTATCGACGACGATAAACAACCTAAACCTGCATACGGTGGCTGGGCTTTAGCAGTCGTGAAGCATACTCTTAAGGGTATAGAGAACCCAGCTAGTACAGTCGATCCTATACGCCTTAAAGTTGATAATAAGGGAGCGGTATCAGAGGAGACTTTAAACTTCTTACAACAATGTGGGATTATCTCTGAGATATTTAACCACTATCTTAAGTTGACTAGTAAGGAGAACGCTCAAACCTCAAAAAAATAATAGGGGTATTGGTCGACATATACTTTGCTGATGGCAAAGATTTGAAACAATTCAATTGTGACCAATGCTCTGAAATCGTTAAACGTCAACGTAAATGTCTCCATGATGGGTTTGATAATTCAAAGATCTTAAAACAGACTGATATTTATGGACTGAAAGTTCCGTTCTGTCCTGGTAAAGCGACTTGGTTTGAGGCAGCACGTAAATTGTTCGACGATTGTCGTGTTGCCATGTTAACAGGGCTTTTACCAAGAGCGGGTGGGTTAGAGGATCAGGATGCAAAATTTGCCGATGTTTTTCCTTTCTTTATTGAGCGTTGGCAATATCGACAAAAGATTAAGTTATGGTCTGACATCAATGATTTTACAGGCCGAATATTTGAGGCTGTAGGTAAGATGTTTGGGAGTAAATAGATGGCAGTTGATAAAACGACGATTGAGTATGAATTTACGGTAAGAGACGCAACTGGTAAGCCTCTAGTTCAAGTTAAAAAGAATGCAGATGCAGCACAAGCAAGTCTAAAGCAACTCGGTGAATCTGGCGGTATGGCGTTTAGTAAGATGCAGTCATCGATGATTGCTTTCAATCAAGGTCTTGATCTCTTAGGCAGGGCGACTCAGTTTGCATCTAGTACATTTGAGGGGATGTTTAGATCGTCTATTGATCTCGAAAAGGGTATTGCTAGTATAAGCACTCTTTTTGATAGCACAGCACAATCAACCGCACTGTTAACCCAACAGATAGTTTCACTTCAAAGACGGTTTGGATCAGAGCAAAAAGATATTACAAGCTCATACTATGAAGCTATAGCTTCTGGTGCTGTACAGGTCTCAGACGCTATGAGTTTTATGATTGATGCTGAAAAGCTTGCTATCGGTGGTATGACATCCCTTAAGACTGCGGTATCAGGCTTAACTTCATTAATCTCATCTTATGGGCTTAGTGCTAAAGATGCTGGGAAGATAAACGATGCTCTTTTTATTGGTGCTGCTGCTGGTAAAACTAACATCGATGAGTTAGCTAGTTCACTAGGCTCGGCTGCTGCTATGGCTAAAGCTTCTGGCGTTACATATCAAGAATATATTGCAGCAGTCAGTGCTTTAACTGCTGGCGGTGTTGGAACTAGTGAAGCAGTAACACAAGTCCAATCTACAATGACAGCTTTAACGAAACAAACTACTGAACTAACAGACACATTATATAAACTAGGTATTGGGTCTATTCAGACTGAGATTACTCAAAATGGACTAGTAAATACTTTAAATAAAGTCATGGGATCAACTGACGGGACAACAGAGACACTAACGAAGCTATTCGGGCGTATTGAGGCTGTTAACGGTGTCTTAGCTTTAACAGGAAGCACTATAGGCCCTAAATATAAAAGCATCATGAAAGATATGGGCAAAGCTTCAAACGAAGCTGGAGTTGTTACAGATAAAGCGTTCGGAAAGATGGCTAATACAGTTTCATTCAAGCTTGATCAGCTTAAGGGTAGAATGGAGACTGTATTTATTAAGTCGAATATATCAGCAATGCTTAAGCCGTTAATAGATGCAGCTAACGAATTGATAACTGTATTTGAAAGACTTCAGTCAGCAATCAATGGGATCGATTTTAAGAAGCTTGCTAACGATCTTGTATCTCTTTCAATTGCAATTGGCATGGTAACACTTGCCGTCAAATCTTTTGCTGTTTATAAGTCTGCTGGGACCCTTGCCATAGCTGCTGAATATATAGCTGGAATGACTCTTATCATGATCGAAAATGCTGGCAAGTTAGCATGGGCAGCAGGTAAATGGCTTGCAATAGCTGCTGCTATAGGTATAGCTGTTGCTTCGATTGATATCTTTATCAGAAATGTAGACAATCTAGGTAATCTCTGGCGAATGGTTGCCGCTGGCTTTATGGATGGTCTCTTAAGAATACAACGTGCATTACTTGCAACCTTTGTTTGGATCGAAAAGCTTGCAACTGGAATTGTGGGATTATTTTCTAAAGTTGGCTTAGCATCAGCCGATCAAGTAAAAGCAAGAGAGGATGAGGTTGCTAGACTATCAGAGGAATATGGCAAATTAAGTGAACAGATCGACAAAGCCGACACAACATTAAAAGAGACTGCTAGTAAAGTCGATCTAGGCTTTTTTGGTGATATCTTTACAACTGCAATGAAAGCACTCAATGACTATAACAAGGGCTTAGATAAAACAGGTGATAAGCTTAAGGGCTTAGGCAAGGATGTAGTAGTTCCTCCTCCTCCTCCAGTAGTAAAGCAAAAGTTTGAAATGCCTCAACTTATCCCAACTGAAGGCATCAAGCTTATTGGCGCTACATTTGGCAACGTGACTGCAAACTTTGCTAGTTCTATGAGCGGTATCTTTTCAACTGCTGTAATGGGCTTTGCAGGAGCTGCTAACATCATTCTTGATGCTGTAAAAGCTATTCTTGAATTCATTCCCAATATTGTAAATAAAGTCGCTGATATCTTTAATATGATAGCCGATATACCAACAAAGATTTTAGACGCTTTTAAAAATCTCAATAAATCTTTTTCTAATGTTATAGAAAACTTTTTAACTAATTTCTCAACTGCAATGCTTGAAAGTTTTGATGTACTTGAAAGCTTAATGGATAGCATTCCGCAAAGTCTTTATAAGATGCTAGACAAACTTCCTGATATTTTCACAAAAGCAGCTTTATACTTTGTACGTGCTGTTCATACTCATATACCTAGACTTGTAGCATTTTACATTGGATTTGTACTACATGACTTACCAAAGATAATTAAACTTATTATTAAAGCTATAGGCGAAGCGTTACCGATGATTTGGAAAGGTATCGTTGATGATTTTAAAAAGCTGATAAATCAATTTGCTGCTGCATTTAATCTTAAAGCACCATTTAAAATAGATGCCGCACCAGCTGAGAAGGCATTGAAAAAATTAGGAGCTAGCGTTGAAAAGAGTGCTAGTGATGTTTTTGCTGTTGTTGATCTTGTTGCTAGTGGTCGTGGTATGGATGTCGCTGATCGAATAAGAAGCGCAATTGACTCATCAGTTACTAGAGCTAAAAACGTGTTTACTAAACTGTGGAACGAGTTAGAGACAATCTGGCGCAGAATTTGGGATGAGACGGTAAAAGCTTATACTAAAGTTTGGGATACAATCGTTAATATTTGGCGTAAAACTTGGGAAGTAACAATAAATTCTTTGACAACTACATGGGACACGATAGTTAAAGTCTGGGATTTTACATGGGGTGTCACTGTTAAGTCTGCAACTACAACGTGGGACTTAATTGTAAAAGCTTGGGATTTTACATGGGCAGTCACAATTGCTGCGGCATCTAAAAGCTGGGAAACAATATCGGCGGTATGGGATTTTACTTGGACAACCACAGTTAAATCAGCATCAGCTACATGGGAACTAATAACAGCGATCTGGAAGCTTGTTTGGGAAGGATCTATCTCTAGCACTACCAAGTCATGGGACTCGATTGTAACCGTCTGGAAAGCGATCTGGGATGGTACTGTAACGGCTGTTACTAATACATGGGCTTGGATAGCTGACAAGATGTCTAATCTCAAGATGCCTGAAATGCCTGAAATAAAAACACCAGCATGGCTTGACGACTTCAGAGGGTTAATATCAAAACTTGAAAGTATTAGAATACCAGGCTTAAGCACTGGCGGTGTTGTTATTCCATCGACAAGTAATATGCTCAATAAAGCTGCATCATCTTATCAACGTTCTGATGCAGGTAAAGTATTAACAACTGTTGGCAAGCGATTAGGATTTTCAACAGGTGGTGGTGTAGTTCCACAAGGTAAATGGTTAGACGGCAAACTTTATGCTGCTGGTGGTGCTTCTGTCAATCAAGGGACTGATGTTGTCCCAGCACAGTTAACGCCTGGTGAGTTTGTTGTTAATCGTGAAGCGGCTCGTTATAATCTGGGTCTACTCAGTTTTATCAATAAAGCTAAAGCGCCAGTTAGTCCCGTAGCGGCTACAAGTAACATCAGTGTAATCATTAATGCTAAGACTGATCTATCACCCGAACAGATTAAACGTGAAGTTATTCCAACACTTGAAAAAGAACTTAAACGTAAAAGTCAAGATGGCAAGTTTATGCTGGCAACAAGCGGTTTGAGGACTAACAAATGACAATAAATAACTATGGATATTTAACAACAAGCTACTTAAGCGGACCTTATCTTGGCGGTTATGTTGGGAATGGTCTAGGAGCTCAAGTAACAAACAAAGTTTATGATCAACTTAATATAGGTAGTCAGTCTAATCAGTCGATTTATGACACACTTGATCTCGGTCAATCTATCAGTCAAAAGATTTATAAAACTGTGATTAATGGACAACAGGTAATGATGTTCATTAATCGAAATGATGATAGTGAGATAGTTGGTTCTGAAGTCGAGATTAAAATCTATTCAGACTTATTCGTGAGTGGTCAAGTTAGTCAAAAGATATACTCATCGTTACCTCTTGGATCTCAAGTCGAGTTAATCAAATCGGCTGTACTTGAGATGATGGGATCTCAGATTAATCTTCAGTCTTTTGAAGGCGAGATAATTGGGCAAGAAGTAAAAGCAAAGATTTATGATTTATTAAGTGAAGGTTTTCAAGTCGATCAAAAGATTTATGATACTAAGACAACTGGAAGTCAAGTCGATCAGAAAATCATTGACGCTTCGAGTAACGGTTTAAGCGTTAAATTCGCGCCTCTGCTTCATTGTGTTTATGAAAGATATCTAACTAGGGGTTATCTGACTGACGCTTACCTAGCTGCTGGTTTTAACACCTACCAAGGGATGCAGGTAGAACAGAAGCTTTATCATCCTAACAACTGTGGATCTCAAGTCTTTCAGAATGTTTACGAGACTAACTTTTTAGGTAATCAAGTTGATCAAAAGATTAACGATGACAGAACAATTGGTAATCAAGTCGATCAGAAGCTATTCCAATTTTCTGAGACTGGAAGTCAAGTCGATCAGTTTATTACTGAAGCATTATCTTTAGGACATCAAGTCGAGTTAAAGATATTTGATGATAATAAAATAGGGTGTCAGGTAACTATTATTAAGTCTGTCTTAAAGGGCAGTCAGGTAAGAATGGTTATCTATAACCGCACTCAATTAAGAATACTTCAAAACTTTGTAAGCCGTGGTACTCCATCTCAAGGCGGTAACAACTGGACAAGTAATACAACGCTTAAGACTGGCGATTTTGGAACAGCGAATATTAATACTGATGTTTTAGAACAGCGATGTGAGACATCATTTGTACCTTCATTATGGACACTTGATTGTGACACTGGCATATCACAAGGCGCTTTTGTTGATACTCTTGCAATACTTCAACATAACTTTAGTAAATCAGCGCAGGTGATCTTTCAAGGTTCTACTGTTCAAAACTTTTCAACGATAGGTTTTTCAGTGACGCTTAACAGCGAGTTAATTAATACCTACTACATAGCTCCTGAGTTACCAAATCAAGGCTTTAGATATTGGAGATTATTGATTACTGATAATACGAATACTGCATCGTCTCTTTATGTGGGAGCTATCATCTTTGGAACATCATCAATAATGTCTGTAGCTGAGACTTTTGAGAACCCGATTAGTTATGGTACAACGCACTATAAGGACTCTGTAGAGACTGAAGGCTATAGAAATGTATCTAACGATAGAGCGTTAAGAAAACGCCTTAGTCTTTCATTTAGCCAGCTTCGTTACGATAGTGGTAACTTTGGCATGTTAAGAGACTACTGGCTAAATGCTCAGACAGACATTGCTTGTTTGATTATTCCTAGACCCACGAAGCCTAGTGCGTTTGCAGTATTCAGCAAACTAACTCAACTTCCTGCAGAAGAACATAATGCGATAAGCGATTATGATCACTATGTGTCATTCAGTTTAGATTGGGACGAGTCACTATGATTTATCGAGTTAAACCTGGAGTTAAGTTTGATGGGCTACAGTGGACTGAAAACAGTTCATTTCCTGGAGTTGCTAGATTTTGCGTTAACTGGCTGATTAAAACTGCATTTGGGATGCTAAGAGTTAACATAGGCAATTACATTATCAAAGGCCCAGGTGATTTTAAGATGGTAATGGATTCATCTACATTTAATCAGATCTTTGAAAAGGATGAGTAAATGGGTACTAGTGATAGACGCCCCTACATTTCAGCTACATCATTAACACAGGCATTATTAGATGAGTGCCAGCATAATCTTAGCAATCGCCTAGAGATGGTTGCAGAGATATACGACATAGGAAGCGATCACGTTAATATCTATGTATCTGATCGGGCTAAATATGTTGGACCTACTTATTATGAGCCTAGAGTGAAGTTTCCGACGATCGAAAGAACTATCGGCGACTGGCTATCGAATGAACTTGAGTTTAGCTCTTTGAGCCTTGTGATCAATAACAGCGATAGCAAATACAGTCGTTTACTTCCTGGCGGCAATCTATTCAACGGGTTTATTGGTAAGCGTGTAGTGGTGCGATTAGGGTTAGCTGAAATAGCTAGCAGTTATGTAAATATCTTTTCAGGACAAGTGACTGATGTTAGTGGCTTTAAGCGTGATACTGCTAGTTTTACTTTGGTTTGCCGTAGTGATTTTGAGCGTGTTAATAAATCTATACCTACGCAAACGCTGACTACAGTTGATTGGCCTTTCTTAGAAGATGATAAGATTGGCTTGAACGTTCCCATTATTTATGGCGATTGGACTACAGGCTTAAGACCAGAAGCGCCAGAAGTCCCAGCGTTTGCAGTTAATGGGTTAGACCCAGAGGTAAACAACTCGTTAGACCCTCCAAGTCCTACAGTGGGTAGTGTCGCTGTAAGAGCTGTAATCGCTTCAGCACCATTACAGTCAGTTGATCTTGACAGTGTAGTGCTTTATCGAGGCAGTGTCTTTTATCCCATCCCTTTAGGAGATATCTCAATTGTACCTGGGCTTGACAATCAAGTGATAGATATAGCTCAAAAGGGATTTCAGATTGACGGTACTGATTGGATTTATGAGACAGGCGATGAGTTCTATCTTAAGTGTAAAGGAATAGATCTAGGTGCTTATTCAGATAATGTAGTGTGGCAGGCAAGAGACATCTTAAAACGCTTTGGTGGTTTAACTGATCTTGACTTTGACTTCACCTGGATAACATACAAAGATAAGATAACGCCTCCTCAAGATGCGATTAAAAACATTAAGTCACGAGTGTGGCAGCAGGAGACACGACAAGCGTTAGAGTATGCTTTAAGTATGCTAGAACAAGTAAGACTTGAAGCGTTTGTCAATCGCAGTAACATGTTTTCATTATCTAGTTTGCATTTTTCTGATTTTATTCCATCGCCATCATTCTCAATATCTAACTGGGATATTATTCGAGGATCTTTTCAGCCTGAGACTGACGAGCGTAACCAGTTTAATCGTGCTAAGGCTGATTATAGCTATTCACCTGCAACTCAGCAGTCGAGATATTCAACACCTGTTTATCGTAACCAAGGGAACATTGATCAGATAGGGCGTGAGATAAGTAAATTGATAACATATCCTAATCTTTATGTTTTCGACGATGTAGTCAATCAGCTTCACGACACCTTACGTTTAGCGGCTTACGTTGAAAATATCCAATTAAGTTTAACAAGTAGGTCATTCTTAAAAGACTTAGGCGACCATATTGCGTTTAACATTAACATTGGGTCAGTGGTTTTTGAAAATACGACTGAACCAGTGACCGGTAAAATCAGGATGTTAAATTACGATCCAACAGGGATGACTATTCAAGCAAAAATCTGGTGTTTTCAGATGGTTCCTTTTCCGGGTTCTGAGAAAACTAGCATTAGTGGAATAACAGGCGGCTTTAATGCCGTCATTACTCAAGAATAAGGGAGCGATAAAATGGCTGTTAGTTTGACAATATCAAAAGTATTAAACCCACCTTCCCAGGTAAGTGACTCGTTAGCCGGTGGTGGTAGTGGATTAGATTTTGGTCAATGTGTGAATGGGTCTTATTGTCCCGTCATAAGTAAGGCGGCAAATACTGGATATCAAGCATTATATTTGTCTCACGATGCCGTGATCGATCCAATAGTTGAAGTAAAGACTTTCATTGCTCAATACAGTCAGGCTTACGGTGGTGCTAAAACTGCTGCCCTAGACATAGCTGCATTGATTGCTAAAGGTCAGAACAGTGGAGAGTTAACAGCAAATAATAGTGACGGTCTATCAGGTGGTTTAAGGATAGAACATGCAGGACAAAACATTGCATCACTTGGAGCTAGTGCATTCAGCCCAGCAAGAGCGCAAGTCAAGATCTATGGGAATAACGGTACAGATGGTATTGATCTACCATCAGCCTTTGACCTGCATGTTGACTCTTGTGGTCTTAACACTGCTGGTGTGTGGTCTGACGCATCGTCACCCGTCACAGGTAAGATCGGTAAAGATGGTGATGCATTTCTAGGCGACACAGCATGGGTAGGCTTAAGATTCTATCTTGAAGATGCTGCTGCTGACGGTGGTATTATGCAGTGGGATTGGGTTACAAGTTTTGCTTATACGGCTTAAGGTTTACTAATGGTAATCGACAAGAAATATAGATTGAGATGGTGCTTCGAGTTTGCAGACAAGAAGCCCATTCGTGGAGTTTGGGATAACGGTTCACCGCATTTAAGCGATAGCGCATGGGTTAAGAATAAAACAGGTCTTAAGTATGCAGTGATCGAAGCTGAAGAAATAAATGCGTGGGGCCAATATCGAATGATTGAGTGTAGTGGAGATCGCTTCGTGACGTTTAAATGGGTTGCAGCGGTCTCTTTACCAAATGGGTTAAGTACTGTTACTAGTTCGGGAATGATAGTTGGCTTACAGTTAATTACGCCTGACAATTCTTTTACTGTTTATGTTGATGGTAAAATTATAA